AATCGTCAAAATATGGAGAGACGTTGAGATTAGTTTCCTGTGGCATAATTCTTTAGAATTGCAAAATAACTTTGATATCTTCTTTTTGGTTTTGAGATCTAGTAATCGAAGGTCTATTATCGACATAAATGATATTGCCAGAGTATTTTTTAACTTCTGGATTCGCCACGCCGCCAATAAAAGGTTGTCCAAGTTTATATGTTCTACTATTTATTATAGTAGTGCTATCAGTAAATTGTGTATCGATATAAAGACCAGTATCACCAATAAAAGTAGTTCCTCCAGTTCCAACTTGAGCAGTAAATCTGTTTAAATTAAGTCCATATTCTGGATTTGATTTTTGGGAACCATCAGTATTAAATCCAACAAAAGATTTATCTTGCCAATATTTTAAAACGCCAGTATTTTGGTCATAAGATATAACTCTACCGACAGCAGTGCTTCCAGTGCTGATTGTTTGAGTAATTCTGGAGTTTGCTGTAAATGATGCACTACTATAACCAACTCCTGTTAATTTAAGTGCATAAACAGCACTTGCTTTATCTAAATCTAATAAAGAGTTTGAATCATATGCTTGTGGATTTTCTACTAATCCAACTCTTGCAATTTTATTTCCAGTAATAAAATCTGGGTTTTCTATGTCGTTTTCTATCCTCGAAAAAACAAGAACATTATAAGCACCAAGTTCTCTATAAATATCTGCACCATGCCCACCCTTTGGCGGAATAATTACATCAAATGTTGGAGTTACTTCACCTGTTGGAACATTGCCGCCTTCCAAATCAACAGTTCCATAAGTATATCCAGACCCACCAATCGAAACATTTATCGACTCTACTTTGGAATCATTATTAATAACTATAGTTGCCTTTGCTCCAGTTCCATCACCTTTAATCGGAACATTTGTGTAAGTTCTATTTGCGGTCCCTAAACCAACACCTCTGTTAGTTATTGTAATAATTTTAAGTTGATTATTTGGAAATGCTGCATTATTACGAATCGCTGCAAATTCGCTCGACGTTTCCCAATTTTTTGGGACTGGCATAAAGTTAATAGTATCAAATTTTATAATCTCACTTGGTTTAATGGTGTACAAATATTTCCAAATATAACCATCACCACTATCACCTGCAGCCTTTGGTTCTAAATCTGTGAAGGTTGGTTCATCTAGAGATGGTCTTCCTCCAGGATTTTCTGGATCAGTTCCATTCTGTAAGCAAATATAAACCCTAAAATCACTATTAATTACATAATAATCTGCAGAATATAAACTTGTAGCACCTGAGGGATTAGATGTGTTTACCCTACTAATGTCATGACGATACATGTCATAGATTGTTCCAGAAGACCAAGTAATTTTTCTAATAACTTGATTTACATCGCTTGCTTTAATTTTCTTTAAAGCAATCATAGTATCCCAATAATCATTCTCTTGCTCAAAACTATCTCTAGGGGATGGTGGATTAAAATCCCAATTTATATCATAATTTGTTGCATTGGGTAAACCAACAAAAGAATAATAAGAATTAGCAGAAGAAGTTACTGCAGAGACAAAATTTTTAGCATTCAAAATTCTTAATTGGTCAGTTATTATTGCAGACATTTTAACGTTTTTTATCTATTTATGTACTATATTGTCTGAATTTTAGACGGTTAAACCTTTGAACTATTGGTGAAGTAGATATTCCTCCAATGTTTGCATAACTTTCAAAATCTTCTGGGTCTTTGCGTATTGGAGTTAAAATTCTTCCCCAACTATACTCACCATAAAAACCACTAAATCCAAGTCCACTTAACCCATTAAATCCAGAAACACTTACTGTAACTTGGGCAACATATGTAATTCCAACACCAGCAACTGCAGTTTGTGCAATTGAAACCGATGCAACCTGATAAATGTTGTCAATAAATATTGTCCCAACTCCAACTGTTCCACCAGAAGAATTTAGTGATGTAAGTCCATTGCCAACATTTGACTTATTAATAACAAAATAGTATCCAGTTTGAATTCCACTAATACCAGTTGTTGCAATAACTGTTTCACCATCTCTTATTGGAGAATTTTCTGGGATATAGAAGTCAAATACAATACCAGTAGATGCTACTCCAACAGAGGTTGTTTTGATGCCAGAAATTATTCCAAAATCTCCAGTATATGAAATATTATTAATTACTTCATATTTTGCAGATGGATGCTCAATTAAGATTTCTGGTGGATTTGACGTAGTATATCCAAATCCCGGAGATGTAATTTCTATAGAGGTTACTATACCATCAACTATAATAGATGATGCTTGTGCTCTTCCAGTAATTCCAATTCCAATAGGATCTCCGATTGAAATTGTTGGAGATGTACTATAACCAACACCACCATCACCAATCAACACCGAAGTAATAGTCCCAGATGTTGATACAACTGCTGTAGCAGAAGCTGACACCAATGTATCTTGTGAGATAATTAATATTTTATTTTGTGATTTTTCTGTTATTCCATCTTTTTTATACTCTCTATCACTATCAAAAAATGTTTTAACACTTTCTACAAAAATTTCAGTAGAACTAATTCCAAAATTTTGAATGATATTTGAATTTGGTTGAATATATGGTTCATAAATCACCCTATCTTTTCCAACAAATTGACCATCAACGAATAAGTCTTCCGTCTGTCTACACCAAATTAGAGGTCTTAATAGATTTTCATTCTGAGTAACCGCAGGACCAGGATAGAGATTAGTTTCTAAAGTGTCTGAAGAAATAATATCATTAACCAATCTATCATTTTGTACTAATTTGGAATCATCACTATTAAGAGTTACTTTATCTCCAATCTTAATAGTTTCTAAAATATCTACAAATAATGTATCAATATCCGCAGTTCCTCCGTAAAAGACTATTTTAGAAGTATCACCTACTTTGGGAGCTTCTGTAAATCTAATTGTACTTCCACCTTTAAATGCATAACCTTCTCCAGGAACTTGAAGTACATCATTTATAAAGATAAGCAAACTAGCTTCGAGTGCCCTTTGGTCTATAATTGATCCTTTTTTAGATCTAATTGTGGTTTGATTGCCCTCAATCAGTATTGGGAATACTGTTCTTTCTCCGTCAAATAAAGAATCTAGAGGATCGATTACTTGGAGAGAACCAACCGTCCAAGAAGCAAACTGATCACTCTGAACAGTATTAATTGTAACTTGGAATTCGGAGAAACCTGGCAATGAAGTTGTTTGAATTCCAGTAGTTCCTCCAATAGAAACTGTTAATATTTCTCCTTTTTTATATGCATATCCAAGATTTTTCAACTCAAAAGATATTACACTTGAACCCTGACCAACAACTATATCAATCGTTGCTCCTGTTCCAAATCCTGCAGAAGATTCTGAACTATAAACTAAAGGAATATTAGAATAAGATAGTGGAGAATCAAACACAACAATAGGTGGGTTCGATGTTGTATAACCAATTCCAGGATTAGTAATAGCAATACTAACCACACTTCCATTTAGAACTGATGCTGTTCCTATAAATTCAATACTAGAATTTACAAGATTTTCAGTTTTGACCCCAACATTAACTATGTTCTGAATTCCGCTCCTATAACCAGAACCACTATTTCCAATACTGATTGACTGAATTGTTCCAGCAGAAGAAACTACTGCAGTTCCACCAGCTGATACTAGTGGTTGATATCCAAATCCCAAAGTTGATGCAATAGAAAGTATTGTTCCCCCTCTTGGCAAACTTGTAGTATTAACATCATACTCTGATGGCAATCCTTCACCAATAAAAGTTATACTAGTTATTCCTGCATTTTCTGCCAAATCATAAACACCAGTAACGCCAGCAGAAACTGATGATTGGAAAATACCGTTAATTAAAACAATTGCATTATTAGTAGATATTCCTGTCACATCATTTCCATTATTTTTTAATATAAAGGAATCGGTATATGCATTGAATTGATCGGATATATCATCAAAAATATAGTTGCGAGTATAGGATTCTTCTAATGTGTCTGGAATTCCAGATCTTAAAAATACCCTTCCACTGAAAGAAGAACCCGTAGAAATACCAATGTAGTCTACTTCATCGGGTCTATTGGATGGATTTATAAATGGAACTTTTCCAAAAGGAGCCTCAGTGAAATGGATTCTACTGCCAACTATATTATAATTTCCCAAAACCTTAGTAACTAAACTTGATGAAGTATGAGATGCTAGAACTGTTCCCAACCAAGGTCTTATAACAGAAATAACATTAGTACTACCAACTCCAACAGAATATACTTTCATTATTTCATCATCAATCTTAAGCAAATCTCCACCAGAAATTAAATCTGCACTTGATAAATAAATTTCAAAATCGAAGAAAGAAATATCTTGTATTGCTGTAGTGGTTGTAGAAGTAGATACTACTGGAGATTGAATCGCATTATCTAAAGTTATAATTACTTTGTTATTTTGATTTTTGGCAGTAAATATATGAGAATTGCCTATTCCAACAGAAGTTATATCCAAGACATCTGGTGTAGTTTTCAGAGCTTCAGAAGATGAAGCGGAGACTTGAATGTCAATCTCGTTAATTTTTACAACATATAATGTTGAGGGTAGTTTATCTGTCAGACCAATACCCGAAATAGATGTTGTTGCAATTCCAATTGCCTGTGTAGTACCCACACCTGGATAAGAATATACAATTTCCTCTCCAGTCACATAGGTATGATATGGAATTCTAATAACATTTGTGTCAATATTGACAATGCTTTCATCATTAGCATCAAAATATCTTTGGAAAATTGGCAATGTTCTGTAATTTAAATTAAAATTCTTTCTGACATCATTGTCAGTGCCCGTGTATATTCCATAATCATAGTTGATAGATGCATCAATTAAATCTATTTGTTCATTTACTTCTTTTAGTCCAACATCAACTTTAAATAATTTCACATCAACCTCAATGTTTTCATTTGGGGTAAAATATATGTTTGTATATGAACCAGAAATACCAGAAGTTATAATTCCAAGTTGATTTTCAGTCTGTAAGACTCCAAACTCAGTATCATAAGAATTTAAATTATTTGTGACAGTTAAGAATTCTGATAATTGATACTGTGAATTGCTCAGGTCTTCAATGCTTATAAGAGAATATGAAGAATTGTAAAAATCATTTAGATATGAACCAATTATAACCGGTGTTGGTGAACTGCTGCTAGCTATAGATACTGAAGATGAATTAATCGAACTTCCGGAGAGAACTTGAGTTCCGATTCCTGATGTTGCTGTATTTCCTAGTGATACGATAAAAGTATTAACAACATACTCAACAGGAGTTGCTTCATTTATTACCAAATCAATTCTAATATTTGAACCAGATAGGTATGCATCGTAAGTTCCTATTCCTATGGTTGATTTTGATTCAAACGTATCTGTAGAAAGTTGACCATAATCCTGCAATTGAACTTCAGAACCATCATGAACATATGAAATTTCATCATACTGATAATAAGATGAATCAGTTGCTCCTATTTGAACCAAAACCTTTCCAGACCTATACGTGGAAGAAATTCCAACAATTTCAATAGAACCAAAATTGCCAGATGTTATATTAGTTGTAGATACTCCAATACTAACACTATCTCCCAAATTAACTAAGTTTGTGCTACCTATTCCAACATTTAAATCAATTAAAGAGAAAGAGAATAATCCAAGATGATAATCATTTATCTTCGCTTTAGTTGGATAAAATAGTAAATTACCTTCAGTACCAAATACAGAAAAATCAAAAAATCCCAAATCATTAAAACTTCTTACCCCATATTGATTCAAAAATGCGGTAGAATTATCATGTAAAAATGTAACTAAACTTAGTTGAGTTTCGTTTACAAATCTCTTATCTCTTGCAAAAATTATATATTTTTTACTTCTATAATCATTCAAAACAAAATTATCTACTATACTAAATTGAGTAGCTCTTGGGTTGCTATTAAATTCGCTTGAAATATCATCAATTGTTAATACTCTGTTTCCTATAGATTCAATATAATCCTGGATAATTGCAGAGTTAAAAATTATTTCATTTGATAAAATAGACCCATCAATATTCAAAGTGTTTTCGCTTGCCAAATCAAAATCATTAACACAGTTTAAATCAACAAATGCAGACAAGTCTGAAATTCCTATAAAATCTCCCTGATTTTGATCTGTAGATATTCCAGAATTAGATGGTATGGATTCTGATATTAAATTACCAAATTTTTT